ATGAAACTACCACTCGACCAGATTATGGTCAATGTTGATGATACCCCGGCTCTTGACGAGAAGGGGAAAGAGATTACGCTACGGTCCTCGCTTATCCGCGCTATCCTGTCTGAAATAGACGGGGATATGCAGCCGGTCAAGGGAGAGGACAAGATCAAGCGTTACTCGTTGTATAAACAGATAAAACAGGCGGACATTGAAACGGACTTCTCACCAGAAGACGTGGTAGTACTTCGCAAGGCAGTATTGGTGTTCCCGCCCTTCACTTGTGGGCAGGTTCGAGACCTTCTAGTTTAACTATCCGGTGGCGGGTTCCAGCCACGAGTCGCGCACTCCTTGCGCTTAACATAAGGTAATAACAATGGGTATTGGTACAAACGTCGCCTTTCAGGCGCAGGACACGACTACTACGACTGGCACTGGCGTAATCACGCTAGCGAATGCGGTCCCCGCCGGAGCCCCGGCCGGTAGCACGACCTTTCAGGCTGCTTTCGCTCCGACTTCTGTGTTCCAGCTTGCGGGCTTCGGCAACCAGTTCTATGCTATCATTGATAGCTCGGGTAACATTGAAGTGGGTCTCGGCACGCTGCTGTCACTCACCACGTTCTCCCGCGACTACGTTCTCGGCTCGTACACTGGTGGACTGATCTCATCGGCCACGCAGACCACGGCTGCTGGCTTCGTTAACTTCGCGGCTGGCACGAAGAACGTGTACAGCAACTACACGCTGTTCGGCAACTCAGTTGCCTACTGGCAGCGCATACCTGACGACAACGCGGCTAACATCTTCCAGAATATCATGTCTGGTTCGTTCGTTGGCGTGGTCACCATGGGTGCCTCCACGACTAACGTTACGGTCCGCTACAAGGTTACGAACGAGGGCATGTGCAGCCTGACCTTCGAGACGGCTGTTACGTCTAACGGTACGGCGACGACTGCTACCATCACTGGTATTCCGGCGTTCCTGTCGAACGTTGGCGTGTCACAGATTACGTCCTGCTGTGCAGTGACGGCTTCTGGCGCGCAGGCGGTTGGTGCTCTGTCTATTGCGGCTGGCGCTACGCCTACCTCGACTGGCACGGCCACCATTTTGAACGGCGCTACGCTGACTTCAACGGTTACGACTGCGACTGCTAATGGCGTCGTGGCTGGCACCGTGTTCGAGTACCCGCTGTACTAACAGATAGGACTAGGGCGATGCCCAGCGTATCCACAAAGCAGCATAACGCTATGGAAGCGGCTGCTCATGGACACAGTACGCTGGGTATTCCCAAGTCCGTTGGTGAGGATTTTGTAATGGCAGATACTAAGAAATCAGGTTCGTTCCACGGCAAGAGCAACGCTCTGGGCCATGGAGGGCGCGCCGCGCAACTCAAGGCTCAGGGCGTGCCCGGTGGAGTCATCGGGGCGATTGCCCGGCGAAAGCATGCTGCTCCGGGGCAAGCACACTATCACGGGGGTTAAGTATGGGTTACGCAGGACCATGGCGGTCAGGTAGCGGCCTAGCGGCAGTTACTTCGACGGTCACCGCTAACGGCGCTACACAGGTTAATTCACAGCAGCAGAACGCTGCTGGTGGCGGGTCGGCGCGTATAATCAATACGTCTGCCCTGCCCGTATGGGTTTGTTTCTTCAATTGGGTTGCCAATGGCAGCGCCGCCCCGACTGTTGTGTTTCCGACTTCGGGAACACCGCAGCCCACGGCTGCTAATATTCCGGCTGGCCCTAGCGTATACGTTCTAGTGGCTCCTGCCCTTTCGGGCGGACCTCCTAGCGTTGCGTATGTGGATGGCGTTGGTGGCTGCGATAGCTATGCAACCATTTCACTTGCTACCGCTGCTGGGGCACTATACGTGCAGAAGGGCGAGGGCACAGGCCCCGGCTAATGGGCGACACGATACAAACTGGTGGGCCGCCCTACCCGAATGTAAACTGGCCGTATCCTAACCCCCCGAGCACTGCAATCCAATTGCACGAAGTCGGCAGCGACGCCCCTCATTGGATAGGTGGACATGTTAGAAGCAACGCAGCCTACGGTGGAAATCAAGGATCTAGTTCAGGACTTGCCCAAGGAGCCGGAGGCACCGGCCAAGGGCTCGGTCACAACTAGAAACGAGAAGGGACAGTTCCTCAAGGGAGCGGCTCCCGGCCCCGGTCGTCCTCCTAAGCTGGAAGTAGGCGATATACAGTTGACCATTGAGCGGGCGGTGCGGAAGCACTTTCCTGCGAAGCGGATCATCGATGTAGTCGAGCGTACTTTCGACGAAGCCATGAGTTCTGGCAAGGGTGCGATAGCCTGCCGTAAACTAATCTTCGAGTACTTCATCCAGAAGCCGAAGATGGTGGAAGAGTCCGATAGCACCGGGCAGAGTATCACAATAAAGATTGAAAATGCGACGTTCAAGGCTCAACACGAGCCCGGCAACATAATCGACGTAGAAGCAACAGAGGTAATCTCAAATGACTAAGGGCATGACCGACAAAGAACTGTCCGTCCACGCCGCCGACGGGACAGGCCGGGAAGACCAGTGGTCGCCCCGTGACCAGTATGAGGGCGGGAATCTGTCGGGTCACGACCCGATGGTTGAGGTTTTTATGGTTCCGAAATTTCAGGGTATGAGTGGTGAAGGCAACAACCAGACCACCGACCGTCCGAAGGGGTCAAGCTAATGTTTGCATCCAGACAGTATGAAGAAGTTCAGCCGTTGATTGAAATTAGCTTCACCGCTTCTTTCACTCCCGGTGCGGTGGGCAACGGAACGACCGTTGGCAGCTCGCAGGCTTGCACCGTAGGTGCTCCGGGCGGCGGCAGCGCATTCCCTGCGACGTTCAACCTTGGCGACCAGCTCGAAGTGTTCCCGCCGATTGGCGCGGCCACTAACGGCCTCGTGGTTAGCGCGGCTCCTACAGCGGTTGCTGGCACTTGTGAAATTCTGTTCCAGAACGCCACTGGTGGATCTATTACGCCGGTTGCTGGCGTCTATCGCATAGTCGCTACTCGCGTCTTCGCGTACACGATCTAACATGGGTACGTATTCGGACGAAGATCCGAATGACGGTGTAGGACAGCGTATCGTCAATTCGGTCAAAAAGATCATCGGTATCCCCGCTGATCCGACTAAGGCTGATACAAAGAACGCTAGCTCGAATGACGAGACGGCGCAGGAAACTGCTGACCGTATCTCCAATCAGTCTACTAATGCGGCTAACGGCTATGGGAACTGATCCAGTCACCGCCCGTGGCTCGTACATTGACAAGGCTGTAGATACGGCTGCGGGCGGCGCTAAGACTACTGCCCCTAAGCCGGCTCCTCCGCCTCCTCCCCCGCCTCCGACTAAGAGCAAGGTGGAGCAAGATGCTGACGACGCTATTTATGGTGCTGGTGCTCATTCTAGTGGGCAAGCAAGCAATGCTGGTAGCCAAGCGCAAAGTACCGATTCGTATAACAAGTATTAGTCATGGCCGAGACTCTCGGGAATCTAATCTTCATATCGAAGGCCACAATGCCCGGCTATATGTTGCCGGGGGTGGCTATTCCAAATACTGATGACCTTAGCCCTATCGTCTACCAAGCTCCGACTTATCAAGTAACTGTTATACCGGGGTAGGTATGACCGGCCCACAGAACTTCGTAAATTTCCAGCCTCCTGTTGTATCCGCAGCATGGCTAAACGCTGTAGATCAGCTACTTCTCGCGTATATACAGAACGGTAGTACCTTCGGTCCTAGTACTGTTACTGCGCTCGCATCTATACTTACTAACGCCGGTGTTGGCGGTAATGTGCAGACGTTTACTCAGGCCGGCGGGGCCGCCCAGACGTACACGGTCCCTACATTCGCTCAGGTCGTACGTGTGTTTGTTTTTGGTGGAGGCGCTGGCGGCGCATCTGGCGCGAAGCTCGCGAGCGGCACCGCGTCGAGCGGCGGCGGCGGGGGCGGACCGGGCGGCATGTCTGTCGCAGATTTTCTACCAGCAGCTATTGGCGCGACCGTATCAATCACGTTTAGTAATGCCGCTACTGGCGGCAACGGCGGGGCCGCGCAGACTACGGTTAGCTCGGGCAACAACGGCGTCGCCGGCAGTAACGCGAGTTTTGGTACTTTCCTTACCGCTTACGGCGGTACAATTGGTACGGCCGGCAGCAGTGGCACATCATCTGGCGGCACCGCAGGAGCAGGTAAGGACCAGCAGGGATTAAACGGAGGCGGTAATTCGGCCGGGACCGCCGGTTCCCCCGGTCAGAACATTACCAGCAACTCGTTTCAACAAAGCAATTTTTGTGCGTCTGGTGGCGGCGGCGGTGGCGGCGTCACGGCGACACCTACCGCCAACGCGGGCGGCGCTGGCGGCGGTAACACAGCCAACCCGTTCGTAGTACTTACCGGCGGTGCGGCTGGGGCCTCTGGCGGCGGCGCGGGCGGCAACGGTAACATAACCGGCGGAATTGAAGGGCCAGCGAGCGGCGGCGGCGGAGGCGGTAGCGCAATAGGTGCGACCAACGGCGGCACGGGGGGCAACGGCGCGAGCCCAGCGGCTGGCGGCGGCGGTGGCGGAAGCTGTGTCAGCACAGCGGCACAGTCAGGCGCTGGCGGACATGGTGGACTCGCTACAGTAATTTGCATTGCATGGTGAGTAAGCCCGGAGAGACTAGTGGGCGAAATAGTATTCAGAATAGCGCTGCATCCTGCGCAGCAAGCTATATTCAACTCGGCCAAGAGGTTCCGAATATGCGCCGCTGGTAGGCGGTTCGGTAAGACCTACTTGGCCGCTTGTTTATTGGGGATCGAAGCTCTTAAACAAGTTAATGAGCGCGGGTACAAGCTAACGCCGGAACACGGCGTGTATTACGTCGCACCAACCTTCGATCAAGCCAAGCGTATCATGTGGCGGCGGCTGCGGATGATGCTAGGGTATGAGGCGCAAGGCGGCTTCATCAAGGGCGAGAATATCAATGATGGGTACTTCGAGCTAATCAACGGCCGACGTATATACATCAAAGGGGCAGACAACGAAGATGCCCTGCGCGGCGAAGGCTACAGCTTCGTAGTCTTAGACGAATACGCCGACATGAAAGCTAACGTATGGGACGATATTATAGACCCGGCTCTCATGGACGTAGAGGGAAGCGCCCTGTTCATCGGTACGCCGAAGGGCAAGAACCACTTCTACGAGCTATTCATCTGCGCGCTAGAGCAGAAAGAGGGCTTCAAGGATTGGGAAGCGTTCCACTTCGTCTCGCGGGATAACCCCTACCTACAAGAGCGCGAGATATCCCGTATCTACAACGACTCCCGTAAGAGTCGCGATATGATCCGGCAAGAGCTAGAAGCAGAGTTCGTAAGCGGAGGCGGCAAGATACTACGCCCCGCAGATTTTCCAGTATTGGCTACCGCTCCATCTTTCGGGTCACTATTCCTAACATGTGACCTAGCTGGGTTCAAGACTACCAATCAGGGCAAGCGCGTACTGCGTACTGACGAGAGTGTGATCTGTGTAACCTCAGTGAACGAAGACGATTGGACCGTACTTGATGTTCTGCACGGCCATTGGGGGGTACGTGAGACCGCCCTGAACATCATCTCGACAGCACGATCATATGCGGGGTGTCGCCTCGGAGTGGAGCAGGGAGCCCTGCTCAATGCTGTCGGCCCCTATCTCGAAGAATACATGAGAACATTCGGGCGGTATATCACTCCCGAGCCCTTGAAGCACAATAACCAGCGGAAGGCAGACCGCATCCTCTGGGCGCTACAGGGACGATCACAGCGGCACAAGATCAGTCTTGTGAAGGGCGACTGGAACAGCTACCTGCTAGACCAGATTGCTGACTTCCCTGATCCACTGTCACACGATGACGGCATAGATGCGCTGTCCTACGTTGACCAAATGAGTCAAGCTAACTTCGTCGATCTTGAGGATATCCAAGAGTGGGATGAAGTTCAGTTGTACGTTCACTAGGATCATACATGAGTTTAATGCCAACCCGAGGCCAAAGCATCCTCGTAGAGACGCCAGAGAGCGTGGAGTACGACAGGAAGCGCGTAGAGCCCGCTGCGGGCGCTCCGTTGGTTGGCTGGATTACGACTAAAGTCAACATTTGGGAAGACGTGCGTAATCGCGGATACCAGCGCCTTTGGGGCGAGTACTGGAGAATGTGGCGCGGCAAATGGAATGAGGCGGATATGAACCGCCTGTCCGAGCGATCTAAGCTCGTGGCCCCGGCCTTAGCGCAGTCCATAGAACAAACCGTGAGCGAAATAGAGGAAGCGATATTCAGCCGCAAGGAGTGGTTCGACGTAGGCGAGAAGGATAAACTCGCAGACGAACTCATGGCGCTACTACTGCGAGATCAGCTTATTGACGATCTGGACAACGTTAATGCCAAAGATCAGATCATGGAAGCCATTACCAATGGTGCCTTATTCGGCACTATGATTGGTAAGGTAAATGTTTTCGTCGGGCACGATCAAAAGCTCTCACGAGACAAGAAAACACAAGAACTCAAATCAAATAACAAGAAACGAGTCTTCGTATCAGTAGAGTCGATAAGACCCGACGAGTTTGTACCTGATCCGGTAGGCAAGGACGTTCAGCAGATGGAGGGTTGTGCGCAGCGCGTGCAGCGTACCATGCATTACATCCTTGAGCGGATCGAGCAGGGAGTGTACCGCAAGGACTCTCTGGCTCAGATATTCCCTACTCGGCGCTTGAAGAACTCTGACATAGATCAAGAAGATCCGCAGTCGATTAATACGACTTACGAGAGCGGACAGGTTGATCTGATCGAGTACCATGGCAAAGTACCACTAAAGTACATTACCGGGCTCGGGAAGAAAGAGGCGAAGTCCGCCATTGACCGAGCACTAGCCGCCGGTGCAACCCAAGACGAGGTTGACAACGAGAACGGCGAGGGCCCGTATGTCGAGGCTATTGTCACTATCGCCAATAATGGGGTGCTTCTACGTGCTATGGTTAACCCATTCACGATGC